GGTACAGTAGACCCTTTTACTTCAGGACTTACTCAACTGTTTCCTTTAGGAAGCAGATTGCTTTATGGTAATTCTGTTTATGCTTATGGTAGATTAGCAGCAGCTGCTGTTACAGCAGGTAAGTGTGTTACACACGCTGCTTCTATAGCACATCACTTTGATTTAACACCAACCGCAGGCGTAGCCGCAGGTGAGACAGCAATCTCAGTAGAGACTGCTGGTACTGACATAACGCTTAACCAATATGCAAATGGGTATCTTTATGTAAATGATGCCGCAGGTGAAGGTCAAATGCTTAGAATTAAATCTAATCCAGCACACGATCATTCAGCAGACCCTTCAATTGTTATTACTTGCTATGATGATTTAGCAACAGCGATAACAACAAGCTCAAGAATTACTTTAATTCCTGATCCAAGAAGTGGTCAAATTGTTCAAGCCGCTACAACTACAGGTGCTACACTAGGTGTAACAGTAGTTGACATGGCCGCTAGTGCTTATGGATGGTTTACAGTTTCAGGACCAGCTACAGTATTGACTTCAGGAACACTTGTTGTCGGTAACCATGCAGTACCATTAGGTGCAGCAGGTGCAGTTGGACCAGCCGCAGGAGATGTAATACAAGTAATTGGTACAGTTATGATTGTTAATGTAACTACTGACTACTCATTAATTAACCTTGCAGGTATTATCTAAATTAGGAGTTAATCATGGCAGGACGTACAGACGTAAAAGCGGTCTTTATTACCGCCGATACTACAGCTTTAGATGCAGATGGTATATCGGTTGCAGCAGGAGTAGGAAATAACGCAGCCCTCGTAATAGGGGGAGCGTTAGCTTCTGGCGGTGCGGTTGCTCTTGATTCTGGAAGAGTAGTAACTATTCTTTCTGCTGGAAATGATGCAGCTAAATCATTTACTGTTACAGGTACTGATGTTAATGGCGATGCTCAAACAGAGTCAATAACAGGTGCTAATGCAGGAACAGCTACTGGATCTAAATATTTTAAAACAATATCAGGTATTTCAGCAGTTGGTAACCCAGCTGGTAACGTATCCGCAGGAATTAATAATTCTGCGGCGGATGTTATTTTTGCAGGTAGAGCCAGGTTACAAGGAATAAATATGGTTTGTTCAGCTACGGCAGGTACTTTAAATTTTTTAAAGACCTCTCCAACAGGAACAAATATATTTAAACTGGGAAGTGTTGCTAGTGCTACCGTAACAAGAGATATAACCGTACCCGATAATGGTTTATTATTTGATAACGGTATATATATTCAATATACCCGAAGCACATTTGGAACGATAACAGCTTTCCATGCATAATGTATCGCAGACAAGCGTCTATTCCCAAAACAACCAAAGGCAAAAAAGCTAATTACCGCCCTACTAAAAGTGGGGCTGGTATGACAAAAAAAGGTGTAGCAGCTCATAATAGAGCCAATCCAGGATCTAAACTTAAAACAGCAGTTACAGCAAAAAAAGTAAAACCAGGTAGTAAATCAGCTAAAAGACGTAAGTCTTATTGCGCCAGGTCAGCCGGACAAATGAAAAAGTTTCCTAAAGCTGCAAAAAATCCTAATTCAAGACTACGTCAAGCACGTAAAAGATGGAGATGTTAAATGAGTTTATACGAAAATATTAATAAAAGAAAAAAAGCAGGAACTAGTCGTTCTAAAAAGAAATCTACTATAACTCCAAAAGCCTACGCAAATATGAAGTCAGGTTTTATAAAGAAGAAAGACGGAGGAGAGGTAAGAAAAATTGCAAGAGGTTGTGGTAAAGTAATGTCTAATAGAAGAAAAAAAACTAAATATTCGTAATGGCTAAAGGTGCAAAACACTATTTAAGAGATGGTACGGTCTGGAAAAAATCGTATCATAAAATGCCTAATGGACAACTGCATACTAATAAAACTCATACTAAAACAAGTAAACCTGTTTTTCATTATGGAGATCTTAATAAAAGTGCAAAGAAAAAAGCCATATTACAAAGAGGTAAATAAATGACAACATCAAGCAGTACAGATTTTGAACCAAACGTAGCTGAGTTTGTAGAAGAAGCATTTGAAAGATGTGGATTAGAGTTAAGAACCGGGTACGATTTAAAAACAGCAAAAAGATCAATTAACTTAATGTTAGCAGAATGGGCTAACAGAGGATTAAACCAATGGACCGTAGAACAAGCTACCCAAACTGTTACTGAATCACAAAATGATTACACATTAACTTCTAATATTATTGATATATTGGATTGTTCTATAAGAAGAAACACTGATGGTACTAACTTAGATTTGCAAATGTCTAGAGTAAGTAGGAGTGAGTATTTAAACATACCTACAAAATCAACTAAATCTAGGCCGTCTCAATTTTTCTTTGACAAAAGTATTACTCCTGTTTTAAAAATATGGCCAGCCCCGGAGAATAGCACAGACGTATTAGTTTTTAATAAGCTTGTAAGAATGGACGATGCTGATAAAGGAACTAATACAATGGACATGCCTTTTAGGTTTTACCCTTGTTTTGCAGCCGGACTTGCATATTACATAGCAATTAAAAAAGCTCCAGAAAGAGTAGTAATTTTAAAAGAAGTTTATGAAGAAGAATTTGAAAGAGCTTTAAGTCAAGATGAAGATAGATCTTCTTTTAGAATTGCTCCTTATAGAATGGGATTATAATTATGGCATATGCACTTGGTAAATATGCAAAAGCCATTTGTGATAGATGCGGTTTTCAATATAAACTTTCTGAATTAAGAGAAGAATGGAATGATCTAAAGACATGTCCTACATGTTTTGAACCTAAACACCCTCAATTAAAACCATTACCTCATGTAATGGATCCAGAGGCTTTGTATAAACCCAGGCCTAGCCAAGACCTTGGAGTTGGTCAGGGTTTTATTGTTGTAATTTACACCAATATAGAGAAAGGCAACTCCATGGACCCGGATATTATTGGGTCAATTTTTAAAGTAGATGGAATGACAGGCTCAGTTGGAGGAGTTACAATCACATCATGACTTTATCTGAACTAAAAACACTCATACAAAACTATGTAGAAAACGAAGAAACAACTTTTGTTAATACATTAGATGATATGATTATAAATACTGAAGAAAGAATTTCTGAATTAATTCAATTTGATTTTTTTAGAAAAAATGTTACTGGTAATTTAACAACTGGTAATACTTATCTTACAGTTCCAACAGATTTTGAACTAAGTTTTTCTTTAGCTATTATAGATAGCAATAACGATTACCACTACTTAGACAAGAAGCACACTAGTTTCATGCGTGAATATTCTAATGATGCAGTAGCCACCTCAGAAAGAGGAAGACCTTTGTATTATGCAGACTTTGATAAAAATCTTTCTAGTGCAAGTAATAATGGATCTACTTTAATAGTTTCACCTGTTCCTGATCAAGATTACAACATTGAATTACATTATCTTTATGAACCAACCAGTTTAACTTCACAAACAACTGGAACCTGGGTTTCTAAAAATGCTCGTAACGCATTGCTTTACGGTTGTTTAATAGAAGCTTCTACGTTCATGAAAGGTGAGCCAGAGATTCAAGTTTTATATGAAACAAGATTTGGTCAAGAAATTCAAAGATTAAAAAATATGGCTGAAGCCAGAGGGAGAAAAGACGAATACAGATACGATTCACTTAGAACCGAAGTTACATAAAAGGAGAGAGATATGGAGAGAATTAAAAGCCTAAAAGGTAAAAGCGTGGCTATTGTAGGTCTGGGCAAAAGCTGGCACGATTATAATTTAGCTAAATCACACGGAGCACACTTCGATGAAGTCTGGGCTATTAACGGAGTTGGATCTGTTATATACCATGACAGAGTGTTTATGATGGACCCTCCGGGTAGATTCTTAGATACGGAAGATGCTGGAGGCCAAACGGATGGCGTAACACAAATATTGTTAAATGGTGAAACTCCTATCTACACATGCATGTTAGATGACAGATGTAAGAATTTAGTTGAATATCCAATTAACGAAATATTAAAAGAATTTAATTGTTGTTACATAAACAATACGGTGGCTTATGCCATAGCGTTTGCTTTGTGGAACAAAGTATCAACATTAAAATTGTTTGGAATAGACTTTAGTTATAAGGGTAATTTGCATTTTGCAGAATCCGGTAGAGCTTGTTGTGAGTTTTGGTTATCCAAAGCCATGCATTTAGGAGTTGAAGTTGAAGTGGCAAAAACAAGTGCATTACTTGACACAAATGTAATTGCAGAAGAAAAACTATACGGATATCACAGACTCCAGGATCCATTGGTTGTTATGGGAGATGGAAAAAGTTTTATGACTTCTATGAAAAAAAGTGAAGCTGTAGAAATGCAAGAAGAAGAAAAAGAAAAAGATCCTATTTTAATTGATAGAAATGATAACCATCTAGGGCCAAGAATTGGAGAGCCAAAAAAATGGTAATGAAACTTACTCCAGGCGGTGTTCCAGAACTAGGAATGGTAGAGATAGCAACAACCAACTTTGGTGGACATCCTCCTGAATTTTGGGCAGAGCAATTAACGGATAAAATATGTGCTTATTCTGATGACAGTGAACCCCATATAAAAGAACAAGCTAAAGCTTATAAAGATTTAATTTATAGAGTGTGTTTGATTTACTTGAATAATGCTATAAAATCATATAAGGCATCTTTAATTCAAGAATTGATACAAGGAGATGCAGAAGATTTAGCAATAATATTGAAGGAGTTAAAATAATGGCAATTACATCAACACTAACAACTAGTTTTAAAAAAGAATTGCTAGAAGCAACACATAACTTTTCTGCTTCTGGTGGCAACTCTTTTAAACTGGCTTTATACACAAGTTCAGCAACAATGGGTGCTGCTACTACTGCGTATACTACAACTGCTGAGGTATCAGGAACAAACTACACAGCTGCTGGTGCAGCGTTAACTAACATAGCACCAACAAGTGCTGGAACTACAGGTTTTACAGATTTTAGTGACTTAACGTTTGGTACCGCTACTGTAACCGCTAGAGGTTGTATGATTTACAACGACACAAATGGCGACAAATCAGTAGCCACAATTGATTTCGGTGGTGACAAAACTTCTACAGCAGGAGACTTTACAATTGTATTTCCTGCAGCAGCAGCAAGCACAGCGATAATTAGAATAGCTTAGTAAATGTCTGTCGGATGGGGTCGTTCCACATGGGGAGCAGGTCCCTGGGGTCAACCTCATTCTGTCCCTATAAGCTTCACCATATCTGGTGTAGCCGGGACTTCAGCATTAGGTTCTGTAAGTGTAGATGCCGAATCGAATGTAACACTTTCAACATTAGTTGCTACTTCTGCTTTAGGATCTGTTACTACAGTATCTGCAGCTAATGTAACACCAACAGGCCAAGCCTCAACATCTGCTTTAGGAACACCATCCATAGATGCAGAAGCTAATGTAACTCCTACCGGACAATCCGCCACTACAGGTGCTCCTCAAGCTGGAGTAAATGGACAAGCAATAGCGAGCGTACCTGGAGTTGTAGGTAGTGTAGGAAGTTTATCTGTTGATGTAGATGGTGAAGCAAACGTACCTGTCACACTGAGTGCAGCAACAGCTTCAATTGGCTCTGTAACCGTACACCACAATGCAAGATTTAATATTAATGGTGTTTCTGCAACAGGATCTTTAGGATCTGTAAGCACAGATGCAGAGGCCAATGTTTCTGTTATAGGAGTTTCAGCTACAGGTGAATTGGGAAATCCTTTTGTTTGGAGCCTTATAGATGAAACACAAACGCCTAACTACAACACCATAGATCAAACTCAAACTCCCGATTGGGAAGATGTTGCTTAACTATGCAGAAGAAAGGTAATATAATCAATTGAACGGAGAATAAACAATGGCAAGTACATACGTAAACAACCTAAGACTTAATGAAATGGCCACCGGGGATGCCAGTGGTACCTGGGGCACAACAACAAATACGAATTTAGAATTGATCGGACAGGCCCTTGGTTATGGCACCAGAGCCATCGCTAA